CATGTTGAAAAGAGTTGATAGTTTTTCCAGATTTTCTTTCGCTTCTTCCAAGGAGCCTGCCACAACGTCCCAAGAAACGTTTATCGTCCTTTGAGTGGACTTGAACGTCTGAATGGGGTCCATTCTACCGAATATCTCTTCTTTGTCCCAGTTACTTTGATACTGATCTGAAAAGTTTGTAATGAACCCTTTGAATCTCACTTCCTTGTCTGAAGCAAGATGATAAAAGTTTAGCGTATACCCAGCGTTAGCCTGAGTTCCTGAATCATCCGAGTTGTGTTTGAAAGTAGACAATGGCTTCTCCAAAAAATGTTACAAAGTAAATAGTCTGTTAAGCCAAACTTAACTTCATGTCGTCGTCAAGTGCTTCGACTACTGCTCTGCCGAATTCCCTGTCATTGATTTGAAGTACGATTTCTTTCTTCTTCGCCTCGCTGGAAGCGGCGTCTGGTGCTACAAAGGAGATAAGCTTGTTGATAGCGTTTCCAACTGCTTGAGTTGCCTCTAGTGCGGATAGTTGGGCGTTGACAACCACTAGCCGCTCTGCTTCATCCATAAGTTTGCCTAGATTATCTATGTTGCTGTCGTCAATGCTGTCAATAACTGTTACAAATTTTGCTACCCCGTTTTCGCCTGAAAGCTCTCTCATCCCTTCTACCGCTGAAGAAATGCTCTCCGAAATATTGCTGATGCCAAATCCTACAAACATGAATGCTGCACCTAGACCGAATACTGCTGCTGCAATAAATCCGATTGCAATAGAGGCTAACTTTGCTTGAGGTACCATTGCCGCCAAGATGGTGATACCGACTGCCATGCCCGCAGCGAATACAACGAAGCCAACCCCTGCGAGAGCTAAACCTGGTCCAAGAAGAGCGAATGCGCCGCCAAGGTCCATAATAGCACCTACGACTCTTGGCATTACGTCTATACTCTCTATTACCACCTTTAGCAGGTTTGTGAATGAATACACTAACAGGGCAATGCCTGCGATGACTAAACCGATACCAGCACCGATCATAAGTATTGAAAGACCAATTCCGAGCAGAGATAGAGCGAGAGAGGCTACGCCTGGGGACGCAGTTGCGGATGCAACTCCCACTGCTTCTGTTGCGAGGGCGGCGGGGGCGGCTGTTGTAGCGACAGCAGTATTGGAGGTAGCAAGAAAGAAGTTCTTGGCTGCCATAAATGCCCTCTTAATAATTCCAGCACTTTCTATGGCGGCGGTAGAGACCATTATAGCTCGATAAAGGAGCATGGATTTTCTAAGAACGTACAGGCTGGCTCCTACTACTCCAAGGAACTTGATCAGATTGCCATACTCTTTAGAGGCGTGGGCTACTACGTTTGTCATTTTAGTTAAAGTATTAACAATTGGTTCAACTGCGGGTGCGAGGTTCTGCACAGCGATTTCTAATTTCTTCATCACAGAAACTCCTGCCTTTTGGCGTTCAGTGGCTTCTTCTGCTGTTAAACCGAGCATCTTGTGTTCTGCCGACATCTTTTGGCTGTTAGAACCAAACATCTTCGCTGCGACAGACATATCTGTAATGCCAGCAGCGTTTGCGAGTGCCATTTTCTCAAATTTAGACATTGAGTCAAAAGACTTGCCAGACATTCGCAAAGAGTCCTGAAGAATCTGAGTTCTCTCAGCATCAGTAACATTTAATAGCTCCATCGAATTAAGGAAAGGTCCGCCGAGGACAGCGTTTAGTTGACCTGCTGCGTTTGCTGCGCCTTCAAAAGTATCAAATTGTTGAGTGATGCTCAAAAGGTCGTTCATTTCTATACCCAACTTCTTGGACTGAAGTGCTAGACCTTTAAAAACCTTTCCAGCTTCTGAACCATATTGAGCGATTTTAGGTCCAGCGGCTGCGAACTCTTGCGCCATTTTAGCAGGGGCAATACCAGCGTTCATAGCAAACGTTCTCATACTCTCTGCTTGATCGGCTGCCTGGTCGCCTGAGAGACCCATTATTCTTGTAGTGTACTCCATCTGTGCAGCAGTGGTGTCTGCGCCTATACCAACAGATTCCAACTCTGCTGTCACATTCTTGAGGGCGTTCTGAGTACCTTCGCTCATAGAAGTGAATCCACTCATGTTAGCGTGAAGCGCTCCCACTGCTGCTGCTTGCTCTGCAATTCCGACGCCCATTGCGGCGGAGGCATCCGTAGTGTCGTTGATCATTCCTCTGAAAGAGTTTCCTGCACCAGTTGCTCTCGCAAGCTCTGTTGCTGCTGTCATCGAAACTATCACTGCGGAACCAATAGACTCAGTGAAGGCGTCAAAGGCTGCGCCGCTTATTCTATCTATACTGAAGTTTTGTTTAAATGCTGCTCCAAGTTGTTCAATGGAGACTTGTGACTTTGCAATCTTGTCTAATATTGTATTTTCGTATTTGGCACCAATAGAGCCAACAACGTCGAGGACTTCTTTTTGGGCAGACTTCTGCTCTTCTATTGCAGTTTTTATTTTCTCTAGGACCGCAAGCTCTTCATCTCTCGCTTTCTTCGCCTGTTTTGCGTCGGCGAGGTACTCTTTATACTTCTCTAACGATTCCTTGGACCCATTGCCAATTTCAAGCTGAAGCTCATGCTGTTCACGCAGAACGTTCGCAATCTTCTCTTCTATCTCAAGCTCTTCTTTGCGAGTCTCAGCGGATTCTAAGTCGATTTCTAAACGGGCTTTGCGGTTTTCTAAGTCTTTTAAAATCTGCTCACTGGTCTTCTCTGTCATCTACTCAGTCTTATCCCTTGAACGGGTATTTGATACCCGTTGTTCTTTCAAAGCCAGCAATGGCTTTTCTTAACTTAAATTTGTCCTTATAGACTCTGGGGTCACTTAGACCATACTTTGCAACAGACTTCATGTACTTCTTATCTCGTCCAAGAGTCTTTGCAAAGGAAGATATCTCTTGCTTGTTTCCCTTTATCTTTACTGGGATAGTGCCTCCGCCGAACATTCTCGACAAGATTGCTTGGATAGCTGAACCAAACATTCTAAGGAAGATTTCATTCATTTGACCTTTACGGGCTGCGCCGAGGTCAATCTCAATTGGTGTGATTTCGTTAGTGTCGCTCATTTTAATAACCTCATAGTTATAGTGTATCTCCTGTAATTAGTTTCTTAATCTAAATAACTTACAAATGAAAGATAGGATGGATGGAGTGGGCTCTGGAGGTGTTTCTATTCTTCCTAAGTTACCTACACGTTTCTTCAACTTTTTTAAGTTTTCCTTTGACTGCTCTCTTTTTTTTATAAATTTAGACATTTTCTCTCCTCTTGCGGTCCTTACAACATAATTATAGGACCAAAAAAAAGACCAAGTTGCTAGGCTTGGTCTTAATCTTATCTACTACTTTTAGTCGCTGCCTTAACAGCATCTGATTCGCTCTTGAGTTGTTTTGATAACCTTTCTACAAACCAGTTTCTAAGACCTACTGGTAAGTTGTATGCCTCTATGAAACTCCATCCTCCATGGTATTTTAGGAAGAAGAAAGCCTCATAGACTTTTTCCATATAATCAGGTCCGAGCCCAAAAGAAGTCCGCACCTAGCGGAACCTCCATTTCAGTAGTGGCGTGACACTCTTGACAGTCGAAATCACTTCGAAGTTCGATATTGGGGACTGATGCTTTATAAGCCTCACGAATCGCTCGTGATTGCTTGCCAGTCATATGCTGCACTGCTTTTGCGATTGTTGCAGTATCTTCGTGACCTGAAACTGACACAATCATTGCGTTCAACTGATCTTGCACAACAGTCTCTGCGAGACCTGCTTTCTTCCTGTTTGCCGAGGATTTTAACAACTTGTTCTCATCGGCACCTGTAAGAGGTCGCAGTTCAACCTCCCAGCCGTTGTCAAGCGTAACTGCAAAGTTTCCTCTGTGGTTCTGCTCTGACGCTTCTACACTCTTTGCAACAGGGGTGATGCACTCCATAAGGTCAAATGAGTGTCTCTGGTTGGCAGAGCAATTCGGGCATGTAACCTGCGTAGTATAGTCATTGCCGTAGCCGTCAATTCTTGCTTGAATGAGAACAGCATTCTTGTCCCCAACCAATAACTGTTCTGGGCTGACCTTCGAGTCAACTAGAATTCTCTCCAAAAACTTGTCTAGTGCAGTTCCCTTCTGGAGAAGAGTTCTATTGGATAAGATATCTTCTTCTGCTGTAGTCATTTGCCTGATCTCAATCGTATCTAGACCATGAAGTGGGTGCCCTTCCCCATAGAACTTTCCTTCTGATGGAAGAGTTAAAATTGTAGTGGGACGAACAAACTCCAAAGGAGCAGGTCCAGATTGTGCTGCTTGCGATGCAGCAGGAGAAGAGGGGGACTTTTTTGCCCCCACTCTGTCTTCGTTATTTCGCATAAACACCTTCTTTCATTTATTGTGGTAGGTTTATTATAAGATAAATTTACTGGATTGTAAAGAGTTTTTTAGAAATTATCAGGACCGCTTTCTGCGAAAGTCTGATAAGATGCTGAGTCGTATCGAAGCTCTACCTGAATCTCAACCATATCGTCTGAAGAATAATCCAACTCTCCAAACTTAACGTCCTTAATCCAAGGGTTCTTGAGCGTCCAAGTTTCGATGATTCTGCCATTCCCGTCTAGCTGATTGATTGAAACTTGACCCAAAGTGTCTAGTGATTTAGACTTACTCAGTGTTCCCAAGTCCAGGTGGTGATTTGGTGCCTTATAACCCGAATCGTTAAGCTTATCCATTAAAGCTTCAGAGGCGTCTGGGTTGATTGGGTCAATCAAACTAAAAGACACTGTACTCCACTCAACTCTTCCTGGATAATAGAAAGTGTGATTCAAGTACTGGTGACTAGACTCTGAAACTGTGAATGAAGGCTTTGAAACCTTCTTAATTGTATAGACTTCAATATCATCAATGCTGAGAATCCATCTGTATGCTCGCTTGGGCTCGTAGCCTGTGCCGTCTGACCAAAATGCCATGTTAATAATCTCCTATAAAAGTAGTATTTGTAATAACTAGGTTGGACTTTTATTATCCAACCTAGTTTGTTCTCTATTAATCGTCGAACGATGCACCAGTATTAGTGATAACAAAGTCGATTGCGATAAACTCAATTGCACGAGCAGGTTTTAAGAAGACCTTTGCGTATGCGATGTTTCTATCAATAAGTTCTGGTGTCGTAGTTGTCTCGTCAAGTACGATCTTATACTCGGTGAGACCAAATCGAGACTGAACTGATGCGAGGAAAGGCTCTGCCTTGCCCAAGAATCTATTCCAAGTAGCCTGAACATTCTGGTCGAACAACGTTGTTGCTGCCATTCTTGAAATCTCTTTCTTTACGTGAATCATCAAGCGACGAACATTAATTCTGTCAAGTGCCGATGGCGTAACCTGTAAGGTCTTCTGTCCGAATACCACGATACCCTCTGCTGGGAATTGTGCGATTGGATTGATGTTAGCCTCGTAAAGAGCATCTCTCTCCTTGGAGTTGAGGCGTAATCTAACCTGTGAAACAGGAAGCCCACCTGCGCCGCCTGAAAGACCGCCACGAGTGAAACCAGCAGGAGCAAACCATAATTCTGATTTCGCCGCTGACGAAGCCATTGTTCCAAGTGCCACTACTGAAGGTGGCATCCAAACCTTTCGGTTGTTGATATCGTCTGTTACCTGTACCCAAGGGAAGAAAGCACAGCCGTAGCTTGAACTTAAGCCTCTTGTCTTGAGTGAGGTAATTGCTTGAGCAACCTTTGGAAGTCTGTCTGACTCTGCCGAGGCATTCCATCCACGAGGCGTATAGTCGTTCTCGATATCAATAATAGCAAGAGCATCGCCACGGTTTTCACAAACTGAAATCAATTTGCCTGTAAGACCTGGTGTTGCTACACCTGGAATAGCCATTAAGTTACACTCAACGACCTCTGGGTCGGCGACGATATCAATTGCCTTTGAGATAGTATTGTAAGCGTAGTGTCCTACCGCATTAGTGCCTGCTGTGAGCCTATCACAAAAAGGTTCTATCTCTGTAATATCAAGACCATCAGAACCTCCGCAAAGAGGCATGGTGAATTTATTAAAACCTGCATCGAGAACCTTTTCATAACTTCCGCCTTCACCGTTGAAGGAATCGCCGTCATTAAGAGAGCCTGCTACAAACTTTGCGTCTTGGCTGCCTGTCTTCTCAACCTCAATAAGGTCAAGTGAGAAAAGCTCTGTTCCTTCAAACATCTCTTCGCCACCCTTTAACAATCTTACGATATCTTGATAAGACTCGTCAAAGCGACCGAGAGCGTCTGGTCTATCTGTGCTAATACCGAAACAAGCGTCCTTTGGTGAAGAAAGTTTTGTGTCCGATTTAGTATCTGCTCTTGTAACAAATTTGGGAACTTCTTTGCCTGAGATGCCTTCGTGTGATGGTAATGCGAATCCAAAAGGAAGAAGTTCAGGGTTTGCTGCGCCTGAATCTACATCTGAACTCACCTGAACACGAATGAATCTTGACTGATTTGCGTGCTCTCCGACATGGATATAACGCTTCTCTGAGTCTCTCCACTCCATCTTCATATCGCCGATGACCGCTCCAATATACTTAGAAGAAGTTGGGTCAAGATTCATATTAGAGAACCTTTCATAAACAACTGGTGATGCGTCGTTGTCGCTTGCAGAGCGAACCAAAAGAGAGAAAGTCCCATACTTGACAAAATCGTTTGATGGTGGTTTTACATCAACAATTGAGATCTTAAAGTTTCTCTGCTCCCACTCGCCCGAGTAAAGGCTGTGAATTCTAAAAAGCTGTGAGAGTTGGGCTGGGGTAACTGCCGATGCTAGGTCAGCATAACTTCCCATGTATTGTGACAAG